TTTAAGTTTTAACTAACATATTTAAGCCAAGCATTGTACTGCTGGTATCCAAAAATACATTTAAGAGGCATATTTTTCTTTCCAGTGTGCCACACGTTCGTCAAACGTTACATTTAATACTGGTAAAGGTAAAGCATGATTTTCACATACTTTTTGCATCTGTGATCTCCTCAATTCATAGTGCTCTCTTCCGAAAGCAAACCATTCATTTAAAGCACTCTCAATACAACTCGCAGCAACTTGCCTTGGAGTTTGTGAAGATGACTTCAAATTGGCATGAAGAGACTTAAAAATACTATTCTCATCAAGCTGTCCAATAGAACAGTCAATTTCTGGAATATAGTGCGACTTTCTTTTGAGAAAATCGACTTCATCGAGTGGTAAAAATTCACACACGTCATCAGTTTTACTCGGCAAAGTAATAGCCATACCATACTTAGCCAAAAAGGCCTTGTATGTTACAAAATTAAATTTCCGAGTTGAAGCATGATTGCTTCCGGTGAAATCATCACCATATGTTGCAGCTCCAACATATCTCCTAAAATTTTTAAGTTCAGGGTATGTGTCAAAGAAGCCCATTCTTACGAGCAAACTTCCAGCAACACTATTCACATCAACAGTCATATTATTTCCTGACGTGTTCATGTTAAAGGACATCAACATAGTTCCGTTAATATCCATCAAAGGATGCGCGATATCAACAATCATTGCTTTCATGATATCTAAATCTTCCTTGCAATAACCGCCAACTTCAGCTAAGCGTATAAAAACACCCCAAGCTGCACGCACAATTTGTGAATTCAAAATTACATCATATTTGGCATAATCCCACGCAAGGGCTTTGCCATCATCTGCAAATTTCAATGCTGCATTCATAATTTTCTCCCAATCATGAGAAAAACAATTTATACCAACAGCAGATTCTGCTTTAATACTGTGCATATGCAGAAAACGTGCAACAGGCAAGAAATATTTTCTAATACCTAAACTCAAAGACAAAGGTGCGGCTTGAAATACACGCACTTTATCCTTAGTTAACTTCGTTGGTTCATCTTTCAATGTTGCAGTAGTTACAGGATATCCTCTTTCATTCTTACGCCAACACGATTCCATTCTTTCAAATTCTTTTAAAATATGATCTTTAGGAACGCGACTAACAAGAACTTCGCCTAAGCGATGTTCTTCAAAATGAAGAGGTTCACCATTAGCATCCAACTTATTTTTCTTTCCCATTAGTGGAAATCCAATACCTGTATTCATAGGTAACGGATCAACGTATTTCTTTCCTGGAATTCCACAAATATTTTCATGCATTGTTAAAGGTCTAAAATCCTCTTGCTTTACATATTCAAGCATTGCTTCTTCCAAAGGTTCCAAATAATCAGCTACAGCTTTTTCAAGCAATAGAGTAGGAAACATATCAGCAGGTTTAGAAAAATATTCTATGTTTGCATTATACGCTTTCCAATTAGGATGAAGCTTTGGCTTTCCCCATTTCTGAGGAACACCACATATCTTTTCAATATCTGGTGATAAGATGGATTCTACAACTTCCGATTTTTGTTCTGATCGTAATTGTGTGGAACCCAAAACTTCTACAAAATTATCTTCCGTCATTTCCTTAATATACAAGGCTTTAGGATTTACTTCTGTACTAGTGAGCAATTCAACATCATATTGCGTATGCGGAATCACTCCGGATTCAGCTGATAACATGAAACGATTATCTAAATATGCGTAACATGCATCAGCCATTTCTTGTGTCACAGTTTGTGCTATTCCTAAACAAGAATTAGGATTTCCTCCAATATGAAAACCAACCACACAAGGGTTTTTGGCTTCAGAAATGATAGGACCCATACAAGAACCGGGTGCTACCTTGGCTGATCTGTAAATACAACCATACATAGACAAATACGTATGTGCAACCTTTTGAAATGACATGTGAATTATATCACTATCAATACAATCTTGTCGTGGAATAAGAATCTTTCCAAGACAGTCACCAACAGGTAAACTTTGAGGTAAAGATTTCAAAGATGGAAAATCAGGACTATTAGGTACATAACAACCTAACATATCCAAACCTGGAAATTCAAAGCAAGCTTCATAATCTATTCTTACTTTAAATTTGCCGCCAGGCATATTTTTGTATCGGGTTAATGTCACGACACAACTGTCATTTCTTTCTCCATCTAAGTTGTTATCCTTAAACATAATATGCTTAGGAAACCACATAACAGATTTTCGTGGGAAGAATACACCACATTTGTTAGTGTATGTAGGAAAATCGAAACTTCCCCACATCATGTTATTCAAGATCTTCTTCTCAATATGAGCAGGCATCATGTTTTTACATTCATCAGGTGTCTTAACTTTCATATACATCTTAGCCATAATAGAATTCATCCATCCTGGTTTAGCATCTTCTGCAGCAACATCTACACTATTGGGTTTTGCTTCATACATCTTATACCATTGTCTGATAAAGAAAGCAATACTTCCTACCACAACAGTGGCAAGAGCAGCCTTGGTTACCCAATGACTTTTCAAAGTTTCAGCATATTCCTTAATGGCATCGCGCCGAGCGTTATATTCCATCACACAATTCTGTATTTGCAAATCACGATGGCTCTGTAATAAAACAGTGCCACAATAACCTGCCATAAGTGTGAATAAACAAGCACAATAGTGCTTATTATACAATGATCCACATACACCCATAAGGGTTACAGACCAAAGAATCTTCTGGAAAATGTCACTTCTTAAAGTGTGTGTGCTTTTATAGAACTTATGCACACCTGACTGAAATGTATTTGAATAATATATACAATCAGGAACCATAGCAGAAGCAACAGGAACAGCTGTAGTGAGACCACTTTCAATTTGTTGTCTCAAAACTTTTGTAGCAGCTTTTGATTGATGTAAAACAACAGAACCTAACACAGATGTTAGTGGCTTCCACCACCAACTAGTCAGTCCTGAGATAACACCATCTCTTACTCCCATATAAATAATTTTTGACAAAGTTTCAGAATGAGGTTCAGCTTCACATTTGCAAAACTGAGGCAATTTAGAACAAGTTCTACAGCACTTCATTTCTGCCAACGCTTTTGATTTCTCAACTTCCTTACGTTGCTTATCAGAATGTTTCTTACTCAAGTAAATACAAACATCTAAATATTCTTCTAAACTCAAGCCATTACACTCTTTGTTATTATAAACTATGGGACGCCAAACAGGTTTTCCCTTACAAGGAATCACCTCAAACACGTCAAACTGCCAAACATCCAAAATTTCATGTGGATTATCGTGATTTACAAGATCAGGATGATCAGTATTTAAACTGTCACCGCCTGGGATCTTATATTTATCTTTGACAGAAGCTGTAACATGCACAAATCGTCGCAATACTGCAACAGGATAGTTAGCATACAAACGCGCATCTAAATCACGCACATTTGTTGTAATTACTCCAACTTTAAAGTTGAAGAAAACAGTACCTTTCTCATTCAATTCAGCTTTTACAGCTTGCGCTGCAACTGAGTTAAACATAGTAATATATTTCCTAGTAGGTGCTTCTTGCATAAATTCAGATCGCTG